CAGAACAGCGTGACCACGGCGTTCACCGGCTCCCACGACGTGAGCACGAAGCGCGCGCCCATCGTCACCAGCACGGCGCCCGCCAGCCCCTGCAGCACCAGCTTGGAGGTGGGCCGCAGGTGCCACAGGTCGTCCACCACGCCCGTGGCGAACATGATGAGCGCGGCGATGGCGATCCCCGCCACCGCGCGCACCTCGCCGTTCGCGAAGCCGGCCGGCTCGGCCTCGGGGTGGTTGGCGGTGGCCACCACCCGGTCGCCGGGGTCGAAGCCGAAGACCGTGCCGTCACCGGGGTTGAGCTGCGCCTTGAGCGCCTTGTTGAGCAGCATATTTAACACCTTCTTCAAACTGTTCACGAGTAACATAGTCTCGTTCTCCGATTTTTTCGTACTGAATACTTATATTGCCACCTCGCTCAACAGGTTCGCCACTGCTATATTCCCTTTGCTGATAAGACGGCATCTCCCCAGCGTTCACTGACTCCAAGAAAGCGCTGCCCATATTCGATACACCATCCCGCGACATCACATATTCACCAGGACGCAGCATAGCCGGAACCGTATCAACACCGATATCTCTACCGGGAACCATGCCGCCCTCTGAGAAGCCCAACACACCGGAGAGGAAACCGAAGGGACTGCCGCCTGTAGCTGCTCCTGTGACGCTCCCTAGGATAGTGCCCAATAACCCGCCGCCCGTGTCTTTGCCTGTATTCTTCCCTTTGAATAATGCCTCGACACCGATATCAACCAAGCGCCCCATAATCTGATTCTTGAGCTGGTTAAAGGAATCTTTGAGCGATTCAAATATCCCTTTACCCTCAACCAAGAATCCTTTAAAGAATCCCTTGGTGGCATCTCTCCCAGCTAATTCAATCTCACGGCTCAAGTCTGCAAACTGCTGACGAATTTGGTCAGTTTTGAGTCTGTCGATTTCAATAATCTGACGCCGCATCCTTTCCAATTCCTCATTGGGGATTGTTCCTTTGAGCGCGTCAAGTTGAGCTATCTGGGCAGTGAAATTCAGTGTCTGCTGTGCTAGTGCCGTCTCACGGCGGATTGCCTGTGCCGTGAATTCTGCTCCGTTACCTGCTAGCACATCGGCTTTAAGGTTCCCGTACTCAGCACGTTTAGAAAAGATGGACATAGACCGAGCGATCGCACTCTGCTCTTTTTGAAGTGTCAGTACTTGATCGAGGTTAGTCTTTTGTCGAGCATAGTCTTCAGCCGTGAGGTTGGTCAGTGCCCGTGTTTTCTCCAGTTCCCTTAGTGACGAGTCGTACTGAATCTGATTCTGGGCATCCTGAACCTGTTGAGTAAGGAAGCTAGAGTCAATCCCCGCAGCTCCCAATCCAGCCATTCGAGTTTGGGTGACACTCAAATCTGACTGTTGATTCTGTTGTTTCCGTCGGAGTTCAAAGTCCAGTCTCTCTTGATTTACCCGCTGCTGATTTTGTTCAAACTCAACTCGCGCATTCTCCAGTCGTTTATCTGACGCCTGGTTTATCTTGGCTCGAATAGCGTTGAGTTCTTCCTGGCTGCGGTTAGTATTAGTCAGAGCAAATCGGTCTTGCTCCAATAGTTGTTGTTGCCTCTCCTGCTCAATCTGAATGACTGACTGCCCATACCTTATAGTGTTGGGGTCGCCTTGGGATACATCAAAAGGTCTAGTCGATTGGAACAATTCAGCCGCTCGAAGTTGCTCTTGTGTCAGCGCCCCGCTAGCCTGGTTCTGTCGTTGCAGGAATGCGAAATCTGCTTCCCTAAATTGCATCTGACGTTCTTGCAAACCAAACTTTTTAGCTGCCTCTGTGTTATCAACAATGGCTTTTTCTTGCTTTTGCAGAGATGCGATCGCCTGGTTATATTCCTCTGGCTTAATCTGCTCTAATCTCAACTGCTCTGCCAATTGTCGGCGTTTTTGATCTAGCGGTAGCAGTTGCTGCATTAGGTCAAGTTGAGCCTGCAATGCAATGGGGTCGCCTTGGGAGAAGTCTCTAGGATTTCGCTGTTGGGCTAACTGTGCTTTGCGAAGCTGTGCCTGTGTCTCGGCTATTTTCTCCTGGGTTAACATATCTCGCGCTGCCAACCGCCTTAGCTTCTCTTCTCTGGCAAAGCGCTCTTTCTCAAAGGCTTCACGCCGCTTTTGTTGGTCATCAATGCCAGCCAGAATCTTGTCTACTTCGGCTACGGTTTTACTACCTGCGGCGATCGCTTTCCTAGTAGTAGCGATATCTTCCTGTAGGTTCTGCCCTGGTTGCACTTGATAGCCAGGTGCTGTCAACTCGCTTTCAGTACGTTTTGCCTGTTCAACACCCGCCCTCGTCTGTCGCTGAAACTCAACAAGCTTACGGCGCATATCCTCGTAGGTGTCTTTGGTGGCAGTCGTTTGCTGCTGAAACTCACGTAATGGGGTGGGGTCGCCAATTGCAAAGCCAAGGTTACGAAACTCTCGGTTATTTGCAAGGGTTTGTTCGGCTAACTGGGTCAGAGATTGACGAGTCGCCTCAGTCCGGTTCTTCTGCTCCAATTCCCCCCTATTCTTCAAGTCTGCCAGTGCCTGCTGTTCCTGCTGAATGGCTAGTTGGTCTTGACTTGATCGATTCTGTATTATCTGCGATTGTCCCGATGCAATCCGTGGTGCATTGCCAGTATTGGGATTATTCATCTGTACACCCAATACACCCGATCGCTGCTGCGGACGTTGCAAACTACTAGCGACGTTATTCAAGTTAATCCCGCTGTCTTTTAGAAACTGACGGGCACGGGCATTATGTTCGCCTTGCCTGAACTTGGGTGCAGCATTTCTGACGGTCGTGCCATTGGAGTCTGAGGCATCCCAGTAGCGTTCTGAGGCTTGACCTGCTAGTACAGCAGAGTATGCGTGACGGATGTCATGTTTCCCAGGTTGGAAACCCCTGTCTTTCAGGTATCGTTCCACTGCGGGTATCTGCTGTGCGATGCTCTGCTGACCTGATGTGCCATAGGTACGTTGGTTGTCTGGGGAGAATTGGATAATTCCCTTGTAGGCATTGCCATCTCCACCGAACACGTTGGGATTTAAAGTCCCGCCTGATTCCCAAGACATCAGCGATGCAAACTCGATTGGATCTAATCCCAGTCGTTGTGCCGCTTTCACTAATGCCACCGCTCCCGCTGGGTCAGATTGTACCCGCTCGGCACTACCTATAGTTCCGCCACGAGGTATCCGTCCAGCTCCACCCACGCTTGGCAGCTGAAATTGTCCTTTGCTACCGCTACCGACATTCAGGTTGGTTGATGCAGATACACTAGCTAAAGTTCTGTTACCAGGTAAAGACTTGCGATCATCACCATGCCCCGCTTTCATTACAAGGTTGCCTTTGGAGTCATAGATAACAGCATAGTTGCCGTATCTGCCCCCACTAGCATAATCCACCCTACCTCCTGGTACAGATGGAAGCAGGAACTCAGCTCCTTCTGTCGATTTGTCATACAAGCCCCGTCCCTTCTTAGGCACGTAATAGTCAAAATCCCACAGGCTAGGATTAGGCGAGTGAGAGTGGGCAGCATCTATTTGTTCAAGTAGGGCAAATTTTTCTTCTTTGGATGCGCCTGTCTTCCATGTCTTGCCAGCAACTCCAGCGTTACTAAACATCATCTCTCGACCTTGGGCGTTATAAGCCGCCGCCATCTGGTCGATTAACTGAATCGCCATGTCCCTACCGATGGACTTGGCTATCTTATTGTCGATGTGATAATCAGCGCTTCCACCAATATTCGCGGCTGGCCCAGTGTACAAACCGCTAGCAAAAGCACCCGAACCAGAAGCACCCGCACTTCCACCCGTTCCACCAAACCCTGCAAAACTCGCGGCTATCCCCTCCTGTGCTGTCTCTGCTGTGCCACCGTCTCTTAGCTCTTGAATCTTTTGTTTAACGGTATCGATTGCGTTGCCGATTGAGTCAACAATGCTTTGCCCCAACCCAGTGACAGTTTCAGTAACCCCTTTGAAGTCAAAACCCAAGCTGAGAACTTTGGAGCGAATCTTTTCAACAGAATCAGGGAATAGCCCCAGCCTTGCCAATAGCTCTGCAACAGCAGCTAGGACGGGATTGAATGATTTCAGTAGTGTTACTCCAACAATTCCCGCTAATCGCTGCATCAATATTCCGGGTACGCGCTGTAGATTATTCCAGCGCTGCTGTAGTTCTAGATTTTCCTTCGTCCCTGACTGAAATTCTTTCTGGATATAGTTCCAGGTGAATCCGATATCAGCCAAGAATTTATTCCAGCCTTGCAACTGAGCGTTTACCCCAGTAAATTCGGCTGAAACAGACGCCCCCGCATTCTTCGTTTGATCCAATGATTGATTGACAGCAACCATCGCCGTATTCAAGTCACGACTAATCCCTACCGCTTCAGCGATCGCACCCTTTAAGTCCTGAATCCCCGCACTAGCCTGCAACGCATCTACGTCTAGCTTGACTGGTATAGCAGGTATGGACGAGGGCACTAAATCAGAGGGCAGTCCATCAGGCAAGGTACGCATTAACTCATTGCCAGCTCGTATCGTGTCTTCGGCTTGGAATTGATTCTGCAACAAAGCTTGCTTGCGTTGGGTTTCGGCTTGCTGTGCTGCATTGATACTGTCTAACCCTGAGATTAACGAGTCTACAAAGCCAGAGAAAAAGCCGGATTGGAACCCTTGGAGTTTGGAGACGAGGCGGTTTTTCTCGGCAGCGATCGCAAAACTAGCAAGGCTTGCCTCAACCGTCAGCTCAAGTTCTGCCGTCTGCCTAGTGATTCCTCTCAAGTACTCATCAACTGACTTGCCTAACTCGTAAAGTTGAGTTGCCACCTCTGCTTGGGACTGGGCTAGTTGTGCTTCTTGTTGCGCCACAGTACCCTCTATCTCCCTGATTTTGGTCAGACGTTCATAGAGTAATTTCTCTTCTGGTTTGTTTGACAAATCCGAGAGTCGCTTAAGTTCCTCGATTCCCACTGTTGCGGGGTCGATGCCTTGGTTGAAAAGTATCTGTTTATTGTCAGGGGTGGAAACATATTTATTGAGCTGCCCTAACGTGCCTTGACCGCTCTGTATCTGTGCTTCTAAACTTCGCTGCTGTAGCATCTGCTGGGCGTACTGAGCCTGTCCTGGTGTTAATCCTGGTGAGAGTATCCCCCCGACTTGAGCCTTGGCAATCCTACCTTGATAGATGGATGTATTGGTCGCGATCGCAGTATTAGCATCGGCGTAAGCTCCAGACACCTTGGTCAGTTGTTCACGCATTACTTTAATTAGTGAAACTTGACCGTTACTGAAGTTGTCTAATTCCTTCTTTGCCGCTTCTAGTGCAGGCATAGACTTACGGACTTCTTCCTTCAGCAGGTCAGCTTGCTTCCTGGATATTTCGCTTCGTGACCAAGCCTCATCAATTCCTTCTAGCTCTGCTGTGGCTGCCTCAAGTAATCCGTCAACTAACTCCTTCTGGTTGCGAACCCTAGTGTCTATTGACTCTTTTTGTTTGGCATAAATATCTCGTTCGGCAGTACCAAGGAATGGATCGGCTGTTAGCTTGCTCAACTCTCTAGCGCGTTCAGCATCACCTGATTGAACCTGGGAATTATTTAGTGTTACCCCAACCCGTTTGTTGAATTCTTCTATATCCCCTCGCCTTGAGTTTGTACGAATCTTGGCTTGAACAGCGCCATAAATATCTCTTGCCTGAGTAATTGGATTGTCATTTAGTAAAAATTCTTTGAAAGACATATTGTCACGCTTAACTTTTGTTTTATCCATGTTGTTAAGCGTCTTGCCAACCCCTTTGCCTGCATTACTTGCCGCTTCTTCAAGTCGCTTAAACTGCTTGATGTTTTTCTCTATAGCTGAGTCTAGATTGTCCGAACCTTTGAAGGAAGCGTAAGTATCAAAAACTATTTTCAAAGCTACTGATAAAGCGGTAGCCTGGATCGAGAATTTTAACAATGCTCCCGTTGCAACACCAAGCCCCATTCCTAACGCGGGAAAAGCAAGTTTAGCTAGAGTCCACACCAGCCCAAGTACAGCAGGCAATTGCATCAACGTCAATGCAGTTATTATTGGCATTGATGTACTGACATTGTTTACAACTGCTGATAATGCAGTATTCAGCCCTCTTAGCCCTGTATTAATCAAGGGCATCAAAGCACCCCCCAATATTCTTTGCAATTGAACATTGAGATTAGCTAATCTATTCTCTAATCCTTGGGTAGAATTTGCGGCATCTTCGACGCCACCCGAAAACTCTGTTTTTAACTGACGTGAAAACTTAAGGACTGAATCAGCACCGCCGTATTGTCCTGTTCTTAGATTCTTCCTAAAATCTTCGGGCGTTTCATTTAATGCTCTGGCAAAAATATTCTGAGCGCCTGGGAATGCCTCACCGATTTGGAGGTTTACTTCTTCGCTTGATAGGTTTGGTTTTCCTGCTGCCTGGACAACACCATACATGAAGCGCTTTCTTTGTTCTGGTGTTAGCTGTCTAACTAATGCCGCTTCATTTAGTGCCGAAAAAATCTCTTGGGCACTGCTTTCAATCTTGGTTCCTTTTAATGCCCCAGCTAGTTGGTTGAATGACTCAGTTGCCGTCTGTATGGGAGCATTTAATCTATCGACTTCTTGACGAACAAACTCTAAGTTTTTTACGCCTTCAGCCGTTGAATCAGCGGTGAAAACAATTGAACGCTCTAGGTTGTCAAAAGCTTTAGTTGTTTCGTAAATCTGAGGAGCAAGTCTTGCTAAAACTGGGATAGCGTTAAGTGCCAAAAAGGCTACCGTAGCACCTTTAATGTTTCTAAGTAATAATCCAAAAGCTGGTTCTGATTGCTTCAGGTTGCCGATAAATTGGCTGAAGTTTAAACCTTGCCCGAAACCTTTCCCAAACTCAGATAGAGTCTTGCCCATTGTCTTGAGGGGATTCTCAAGTTTCAATACTCCTGTCAAGCCATTCCTGACAGCTTGCAATGGGTCAGTGGCTACACTCTTAGCATTCTGAAAAACACTTGCTCCAAAGCCGGAGGCGTTATTTCCTATCGTGGAAAACAGATTGCCGAGGGATGAGGCGACCGGAGTTCCGGTCGGTTGAGAAGACTGTCGATTAAATAGTGAAGATATTGCATTGCCAGCAGTTGAACTGGCTGATTGAACTTTGCCGACGATACTTTGACGCAATCGAGGATTGAAAGCGATCGCTGCTGTTGCTCCAAGTGCGATACCTCCCGCACCGAGTCCAGCTAAAATCGCAGGGTTGGCAGCGATCGCGCTAACTAGCGACGAGACAACAGCACCGCCTGCACTGAGCGCCGCCGAAGTGCCTCCTGTTGCTGCTTGAGCTACCCCTCCTGACAAGATTGAACCTGCAACCCCAATTCCTCCTAGTCCACCTAGCATCTGTGGGCTGATGAATCCAGCCTGCGACTGATCTTCTCCTCGCATTGATTTCCGAGCGCTGAGAATTCTCTGTGTTATCAGTGCGCTAAAGCCTCTTTGCCGCCTGAACATTGGACTATTGCTTGTAACACCACTACTTGTGGGAGTCCCCGTCCCTGCACTACCTTGGCTTGGCTCAAATACCCATGATTGAGTGGACTGTGCCAAGCTTTGCGCTGATTTGGTTGCTTGACCTTTTAGGCTTGCAACAATTCGCTTTTCGTCTGCATTGATAGCCTTGACTTCTATCTCTCGAATAGTGGCACGGACGCTTTGAATTCGGGATGCAACGACCTTGCCTAAGTCTCTGGCTCCTTGTAAATCTCCTGACTTAGTTAATCGCTCAACTTCCTCAATTTGCTTTTGAGTTGAGGCTCGTGTTGCCAATATCCGGCGTCGGGTTATCTCAGCTGTGGGGTCAGACAGTACACCAGATAATTGCTTGCCAGTAGACGGGCTGATGGGAGGTATTGAAAGGAATTGCTGGCGCATCAGCCTCACCTCTTCCGACTTGCTCAAGCGTTTAGCCGTTATCTGCTGTTCTTGGAGGAATGCAGACATCTGAGTGGATGGTTTTAACTGAGCGGACTGTTGTTTAATATTTTTCTTGGGATCGCCAGCTAACGCTTTCTCAAGTTGGTCTGTCATCAGGTACAGCTTGTCTTTGTTTTGTAGTAGCTCTTTAGGAATTGGCGTTCCTGATTTGACTAAATTTGCAATTCCTTTCTGGAGTTCATCCAAGTAATTTGTGTATTCTTTGGCTACTTCATCAATATCATCAGGTAGCCCGCTAAACGTAGATTTGCGAAGGTAGGCTATCAGACCCCTTAAGTCTTCGGCTCTCTTGCTTCCCTCACCTTTGTTTTGTGTATAAAATGCATACTTATCATCTTCCTTAGCGCCTTGCAGTCTTGCGATGGTACGCTCTAAGTTAGGAGTTTCAGCACGAGTTTTTATAATGGCTTGGATAATTTTTGATTGTTTTTCAGGTTCATATCTTTTAAGAACAGAATCAGGAATATTGTACTCAGTGGCTAACTTCTCAGAAGCCATTTTAAATAACTGTCTCGTTTGCCCATACTTCTTTTGAGCTTCTAGCGCAGGCTCATAACCTGCACCTTTCATTGCGATTGCCCCTGCTGAGGATTTTTGCTTAGAAAACACGTATTGACTGGTTAAAAATTCCCCTAGCTTAGTAAACGAAGAAAGAGTTTTGTCTGTCGAAACATTCACCCCACTTAAGAACTGTTTTAATCGTTTAGCGTTTTTTTCAACTTCAGGCAGTAAATTATTGAATTCATAAAGACTTTCTTCATCTCTGCGAGTACCTAGTTTT